TTCAATCTTTTCACCAATCTCTAACTTCGTCATATTAGCCATTACGCACCAAGTTCGCCTAACTTGACTTCTTTTTGTTTATCAAATGCTTCTATTAGTTCTTTGTCCTTCTTAATCTTCTCTTGATATTCTGCTAATTCTTTTTGTGTTCTAATGACATCATCAAAAGTCATTGTCATCATTTGTTTTCTGATTTCAGCATTTCTTTCGTGTGCTTTTTCTAATCTATCTAATAAAAACTGATTATGTGTTCTAGTTTCTCTTAATTCTTTTTTTGCTTCTCTTAATTGTTTTTCTAATTCTTTTTGTGTAGCCATTTTGCCTCCTTATTTCGCTAATTGGTCTTGTTCTAATAACCACATTAGTTTATCAATTTGTTTTTCCATTTCATCATATTTTTCGTGCATCTGCATTAACCTAGATAAATCTCTTTCATTATTAGCTATTCTACTATCCATTTTAGATATAAACCAAACTAAAGATGCTGATTGTATCGCTATGGCTAGAATGATTGAAATTGTTTTACTGTCTAAGTTCATTATCTTGCTACCACAGGTACTCCAGATGAACTGACAAATGGGTTTTCGGCAAATGCCATATAGATATAACTACCACCAGATGCATTAGTATCTGATGTACTTGCTCTACCTTTAAATCCATTACTTGTAAAATCCCATACATTACTAGTTCCACTAAACTCTGCATTAGCTAAATTGGGATATAAACCAGATGCGTTTGCTTCATTATATGAATCTCTTTTGTTGTCATATAAAAACCAAGAAGCAGTTGTATCAGTTCTTTTTAATAAAATCATAGCAGGTCTAAACCCTGTATAAACGAATGTTCCGTCAGCATTTCCGTTTCCTGTATAAAGTCCCATTTTGCTATACCCCTCAACGCTATGGAAAACATAGGCGACCATTTTATTACCACTACCATTCCAAGCAGGATGATTATTACCAAAAACAATATTACTAGAAGTTTGCGTTCCCATATAGTAAGTAAAATCACCTAAGTCACCATTAGTAGTATTTAAATTCATTCTTATTTTTGATGATAAATTTACATTAACTACCCAACCTTGTGCTAAATCTCTATTTTTAATGATAATAATTTCTGGTGTCACGCCTAGTCCGTGTCCGACACTAGCATTATCATTTCCGTCACCTGTAAATGTGACTATGGAAAATCCTGCACCTGTCTGAACTGTTGAGGTAATACTTCCATCAGTGTTAGATGAGGTAGTACCACCGTTGGCTTTCCAGTTCCAAGATGCGTATGTATTTCCACTACCATTAAATTGTGCATCTGAAACAACAGTAAATCCGTCACTATCAAAACTTGAAACATCTGTTGCTCTTGTAAATTCTGATGCAGTACTATCACTTCTTAAATGTTTAGTTGCACCTCTAGTGCTATCTACTAATCCGTGAGCATCAGCAGTATTTCTAATTTTAATCCAAGTAAAATCTGGTTGAAATCCAACCCCTGTTATTGCTTGAGAACTGCCTGTTCCTGTATATAAAACAGTATTAAAATATTGACTACCATCATCAATCGTAGGGGATAAGACAGTTGCTAGGTTTTGAGTACATAGTGCAAGATAGCCAGAGGGTGGTGCGTAGTAGAAGTCACCATATCCATTTCCGTCTGAATTGTTTTGTCTTGTTTCATTTCCTGCAAATGAACTGTCTTGTCCGAAGTTTCCAAAGTCTATATTGTTAACACCACCAGATTGCACCAAAGCAAAAGAAACATAATCACCAATAGAATAGACAGATGAAATATCAATACTTCCTTGAGAAGAATTGTTTTTATAATAAGTGACAGTTTGATTATCTACATCTAACGCAACACCTAAAATATCACCTGTTGTATAACTTACCCCATAAGAAGAACTTACGTTATTAATTGTTTTCTGAGCATCTGACCTATAATAAACTGATTCTGTAAATAAAGAAGTTTGAGCAGTAGATATTTCAGCTATTCCTGCGTGTCTTGCACTATCTGAATTTCCCACTCTAATTTCCCAATACCATTTACCTGTATTAACTGCAATAGTTCCAATACTTCCACCACTTGTACCTGTGCTTAAATTAAGATTTCCTTCAGAAAAAGATTCATTCCCATAATTAAATAAAGGATTGTAAGTAGCAAAGTTATTAGTCGGTGTATCTAGCATTTGGTCAGTAGATGCTAAATTAGTAGGGGTAAAGTTATTACCATTACCAGATTGGTCAGCACCTAAACTACCACTGTTTTCAAAATCTAAATAAAAACCATTCGTGCCATATGTTCCTGTGTATTCAATGGGTTTCCATATACCACTATCAGCGTCAAATTCACCGAAGTCTGTAGGGGATAATGCTTGTCCGTCTATATTATGAAATTCAGCTAAATATCCGTCATAATAATATGTTGTATCATAAAAATTAAATCCAATTCCATGTCCTTCATTCATATTCCATCTTAAATCTGTGTTTTGTGAAATACTACTTCTGTTGTCAGTTGCAAAAGAAGTTTCTTCTACACCATTAATATATATTTTAAATCTATTAGATGCAGTTGCTTGGGTTGTATCAACAACTAAAAGATAATGATACCAAGCACTAACATCACGAAATAATCTGTTAGTATTTAAAACAACAACAGCATTTGCATCTAATCTCAAAGAATCATCTGCTAAAATGTGCATAGAAAAACTACCTATTCCACCAGATGATTGTCCTGCTGAATACAAATCAATAGAATCACCTAAAGAAATATTGCCTCTTTTAAACCAACAACTGATGGAAAATGTTTTTCTATTACTAGAACTGCTTGGCGTTCTTGTTAATCTAGCACTATCATTATCATTAAATCTGAGGGAATTATCAATAGCATATCCGCCTATTGCACTATTTCCCCCTAACACAGGAAATGTCATTATAAAACCTCTGTTATAGGAAATTCAGCTAAAGGTCTTGTAATATTACCTTCAGCATTTTCAGTATATTCGTATAATGCTTTTAGTTCATCAACAGTCGTACAAGCATTAATCTGTGTTTCCATTTCATTAGACTTTGCTCTTACATTTGCTCTGTAAGTGGCAATATCTGTAGGCACAGAATAATCAGCTACTTCATTTGCTTTGATAACATACCAATCAGTCGGTGCTAATAATCCACCTGCTTGTTGTTTGATGATTGAAATTTTTTGACCTTTTAATCCATATTGTTTGATATCACCTACTGCTTTATCACTAGGGATTTCATCACCTTCTACAAATAAAACATCATCTAAAGGTTTAGGAGTAGGAGTACCATAACTGCCAATAACAGAACTGCCATCAAAAGAATAGCTGATATCCGTATTAATATAATATGCTTCATCTTTCTTGTTGGTGTTATCCACCGATACCTCGTAGATGCCAATGGCTTCCCTTTCTTCATTAGACCATAGTGTAAAGATTGATTTAGGATATTGATTATCACCGATAGTAATTCCTTTATTAGAATTTACTATTTTAACGAATTGTCCGTTTTCTATTAATGCAAACATTAGCCGATATTTAAAGACCTTCCTACTTCTAATAAGTTAGTTCCGTCAGATTTAAAGATGATTATATCTTTAGCTGATGCAGTTGTGGTTAGTGTGGGTGCAGTTGCACCTGTAAATTTATATGCTGAGTTGAATGTCAAAGTTCTGCTACCTGTTCCGTCTTGAATAATAGCTAGAGAATAAAATGCTCCTGCTTGTTGATTGGTCGGTGCGTTTAAAGTTCTATTTCCCCCAAGTGTCACTTTTGCTACTTGTTGAGTAGATAAGTTCCAATCAATAGTTGCTCCGTCAGTAAGTGTTTGTTCTGCAAAATATCCCTTCTTAGCAAATAAGATATTGCTATCAGATAAGGTTAAAACTGTTCCTGTTGCTGATGTAGATAATCCTGTGATTGATACGGAACTATCTAACCAATCTACTGTGTTCGCTGAATAATCAATAGTGGCTAGTGATATGTTATCAGCACCGTCATAAAATTTTAAAGTTGGGTTTGTAGCATTTGTTGTATCTAACCAAATAGTACCTGCTACTGCTCCACTAGGTGTAGAACTTCCAGAATGTGTAGAATTTATTGCCGATAAGGCATTGTTCAAATCACTTCTAAAGGCAGGGAAACCTTGATTAGCGATATTCATATCGTGTTGAGCCATTGTTTACCTTTTAATACCCTTTCGCTATATAGTCAAATGTTTTACTAATTGCAGTGCCACCACTGTTTTTAAATGTAATGTCAAATCCATTTACAGTCTTAGATGTTATTTCATAAAAATCACCTGTTGACAATCCTTGTGCTGAAATACCAATCGCAGGTGTTGAAACAAAAATAGGTGAGAATGAAACACTCTTAGTTCCTGCACCAGATACAACATCATTATCAGATATAATTCTTTGTGGCATATCTGCACTTACTGATAATTGACTAATAATCGGTGTAGCTGAATTATTCAAACTTTCCATAAACAATCTAAATTTAAAATATCTACCAGAGTAATCACCTACATTGAAATTCTTAAAATCGCTATAAGTCACATTATCATCTGATACTGCAATCTCTAAATGACTAGACGCATTAACACTATCATCACCGTCAAAGTTAGATGCTTGGTCATCAAATAATCCTGCAATATTATCAAACAATCTATCTCTATCAGTAGCAGTTTGAGTAATGTTTCCTGTTAGTCTAGTTGTTTGAATACTTCCTAAATCTATAACATTAGCAAATTCATAAGTACCACTAGAAACAACATTGGCATTTGTTGTACCACCGTCAAAATTTCTTGAAGTAATATCATCAAAGTTATCGGTTGTATTATCGTCAAACTGTTCAATCGTATCTAAGATTAAAGTATTATCTACTGCGACTGTATTATTTTTAGTTCCTGTAAAATCTGGATGTTCGGTAGCAGTATCTGCGTTTTGAAAATCACCAATAGATGTAATATTAGTTGTAATGATTGCTTCATTAGATGAGAAGTTGCCAAGTTTATCTACCGCCTTAATTAGATAACTACCTGTTCTAGCAGGAACAGTAATAGATGTTGCAGGTCTAGATACTCTTGAAACTAAAGTAAAACTATTTTGCCATTCTGGATTAACTGTTTCTGTAGTGAAGTTAATAACATAATAATTCAAATCAGCATCTGGGATACTTTCCCAAGATAGATGTGCATCACTCCCTACAATATTAATAGCGAAGTCCTGGACATCACTAGGTGGTTCAATCTCACCCACAATATCTCTTGTGGCAGTGACGTTTGTACTTTCAACGCCAAGCGAATTTATCGCTTTTACTCTGACTGTATAATTGTCACCAGAGATAACATTCAATACTCTATGAAATAAATCTACTGTACCTCTACTATGAACAATAAAATTAGCATCAGCAGTTCTTTTATATTCTACTTGATATTCTCTAACAAAATTATCTGGTGAAGCACCAATTGTAATATTCATAGCAACAATAACTGTTCCGTCATTGTAAGTTATTAGTTCATCATCAAGGGTGACTGAAGCAGGGGGTTGAACTGTAAATGGATTTGGAAATGAAGTATCTGGTACGACTGCGACTTCTGTCTTTTCATCAAAGGTGTACCAAGCATCTTGATGTTCAATTAATGATAAGGCAACCTCAAAAGAAGGATTGATTGCCATTCCTACTACTCTAAATGGTTTTGCACTAAATCCTGTAATAGATGAAGTGACAGCAACAATATCACCAATCGCTAAATTCATCGCTTCATAGTTGGCAGTTAATTCTAATCCTAAATTATTTCTGCTTCTTTTAAGAACAATCTCACCAAATTCTAATGCTTGATAAGGATTAGTTATGGTAGGTAAATCAATAACACCTTCTTGTAAGAAACCACCATCTTCTGCTTTTAATGTAGAATGGTCAGTATCATAGACGATTGTATCTGATTGATAATTCTTGTCTGGATTAACAAAGTTTACTTGAACACGATTGTATTTTTCGTTCTTACGTTCACTTGAAACTTTAATACCACCTATGATATTATCTTCGTTTAGTGTCAGAACACTAGAACCAGTGGTTTCAATAATTAGTTTATATTTACCTTGTGCATAAGGTAAGAAACCTCTCATTCCTTTAAGAAGTGTTCTTGTGTTATCTATTAACTTTTGTCCTGTATCTATAACAGCATTACAATCAAATAAATTAATATCACTGCCACCAGAGTAAGGTGTCACTTGTGTTTCAGCTATGGTTGATGCTGTGTAAAAACTAGGAATATCAATATCAGCAATATCAATTCCTTTTCCGTATCTTGTATTGGTTAGATAATCTAATAAGCACCAAGCAGGATTGTTAGTAAAGACACCTATTGTTTCTACACTAGAAGCATCATAAGTAGATATTTTTCTACCTTGTACTAATGCTTGGATTTTTGGAATACCAACATATTTGTCAGCATCCCAAGTTAAACGAAAAGCAATATAAGATAATCCTGCAAATGTTCTAGTCTTACTAGACCAACTAGAAAGATTATTTAATAAACTTGATTGTGATTGTGCATCAGTTCCATAAAAAGTCTGAACTTGGATAGTACTACCAAATCTATCATCATTAGAGGTGACAGTGCCACCATCACTAAAAGAACCACTAAAAGTAACTTCTTTATCTTCAACATAAATTTTTGTAATGCCATTGATTTCCCCCTCACATAATACTAATGCACCATACAAATATTGATTGTCTGTTCCACTTGTTTCTAAAAATACTCTTGTTCCACCAACTAATCTTGTTCCATAAATAACAGGAATGTTTGCATTGTTAGATTGTTTATTAACAAGAACGCCTGTTGCCTCTGCTTCTAGCGTAAATTCTGGTAATTCTGGTTTAGGTGCTAACCAAGATATTGCTTTGGATATAGCAAATCCACCTATAACACTTTTGATAATAGTTCCGATAGCAGGTAAGAATGAAAAGAATCCCATTATTTTCTACCCCATAAAATATCTTGTACTGTTAATGCAGAAAATTCCATCGCATTGTCACTAGGGAAATTTATTTGCTGACTACCTTGATTTGTTTTTCTTCCAGACACTCTACTAAAGTCTGCAAAATGAGAAGTACAACTTAATACTAATTTACCTGCTTCTGTATCAATATTAAAACTTTCAATAAATCCTTTATCATAATTGAATGTATCTATTAAAGCATCATTACTATCTAATAACCCAATATCAATCGTCACTTCATCATTACTGACCACATTGTTTAAAACAATAGAAACAAACGCACTATCAACTGCTGATAATTCTATTTGAAAGTTTGATACATCTAATTCTGATTTTTCTGCTTTACCACCAATAGATAATAAATGCGAACTAGCTGAATATGTATTTGCATTATGAGTAACATCTTTGTAGTGATTAGTTAGTCTTTGAGGGGTAGGGAATAATATCTCTACTAAGACGATTGGTTTGATTGTCTGATTAAGTATCTCAGACTGTAAATCACTAGAAAATCCTCTAGTCATTACAACGCCTCAATAAAATCTACTTCAAATCTGTATAAGTCTAAATCCCCTGTATTAAATTCTTGAATATCTGATGTTAGTCTAACTGTAAATTCCACGCCATCATAAGTGACACTTTCTGTATTAGATAAGGCACTTCGCAGTGGTGGTTCAATCGTAATAGTTGCGTTAGTAGAACTATCACCTGTTGCATCAGCTACGACCATGTACACTTTTGAATGTCCACCAAATTTAACAAAATCCCCTGCTTTAATTGTGTTGGATATTCCTGTTATATCAATGGTGGTATCACCTGCTGAATGGCTACCACTAACAGTCACTGTTCCAGATACATCACCTTTGGCATTTTTCAAATCTGGTAGTGCAATTTGGAATGTTTCTTTTTGACTTCTTTGTTTCATAATAAATGCATACACAGGAGCAAATTCACTTCTGTTCATTGGTGGATAACTAGCACTAAATTTAAATCTCTGTCCGTCCACTTGGACTGCAAACATCTTTCCACTATCAGTAGTAGATGTAATTGTTTTTTGTTCTGAACCAAATCCGACTGATGCAAATTCTGGTGATGTTGGATATGTACCTGCCATTAAACTAACGCCTCTTTTCCTTGTCTGTTAAGTGCATCATTAATTACGTTAATGATTGTACTACGTCTATTAGTTAATAATTCATCAACACCTCTTGCGTCAACTGTATTAATAGTGAAATTAATATTTGTTGTACCACCCATTCCCTTTAATTTATCGTTAGGTACAACTGTACCAGATGATTTGGGTATAAATAATTCTGCACCTCTTTCCCCAATTATGCTTGGTCTATTAACAGGTGGTGTTCCACCATTAGCAAATCCAAATATTTTAGGAATACTAGCAAATAAACCACCTCCACCTGCAACAGCAGAACCAAATCCCAATGCTCTTTGTAAAGTGACTGCTAATTTTTGCCTAATAATAATTCTTAATAAGTCAGCTAATAAACTTCTCGCAAAGTCTTTAAATGATGCTTTACCAGTCATTATGGCATCAGTTAAACTATCAGCAAATCCGTCAAATGCTTTTTTACCTAACTTTTCAAAATCATCTGTAATTTTAATTGCTTCGTCCATAGCATCTGTAAAACCAATTTTAAATCCTGCCATAGCTTCTTTTAAACCATCTATTCTTTTTTTAGATTCTTCTAGGTTATTATTTAATGCACCTAATTGACCTTGTGCGAATGCGTGGTCCATTACTTTTATTTGTACTTCAAGTGGACCTTTTTGATTTGCTTCTTCTATAACTTTATTTAAGTTTGCTATTCTTTCTTGAATTTCTAATATTGTATTTAATGATTCATTTGCTTGTTCATCTAAACCTAATGCTTCAAAAATACTGAATTTAACTTGCTCACCAAAAAGCAAAAATTCATTCATAAACTTTTTTATTTCAAAAAAAAAGCAAGGAAGTTTTTACTCGCTAGATAAATCTGCATTTGTGGATGTGGTTCATGGAAGCTGTATGTTTATTTCAGCAAAATTATATCAAAACGTAGGTGGAATGAACGAGGATTTTTTTCTCTACTCAGAAGAACGTGACCTCTGTTTAAAAATTGAAAAAGCCGGATTCAGAGTTTTCTTTTATTATGATGCTCAAATAAACCACATTGGGGGAGGAACCTCAAAGAATCTTTTCCTTCCTTTGGAAATTGAAAAGCACCGATCAAAAAAGAAGCTTATACAATTATATTATCCACATTTAGTTTTCCTTAACAAAATATGTGGCATAATTGGTTATGGGATTAGAACAGTTGTTAAAGTGGTTTCATTTAACAAGTTTAAAGGTTGCTCAATCAGGTTCTTGGTAAAATGCGCTCCGGAGTGAAGCCGATAGTCACTTGGCTGACGAATCACCATGTTGCCTTTGCCTTGATGA